GAGACGGCAAATACGCTGGGCCAGCCGCTTTACGCCAAGCAGGAACCGCGCAAGTTCGAGCGCGGCACCGACATTCACACCCAATCCAACCCGCTGCCGATGTGCCATCGTCCGGCGGTGCTGGTGAAGGTCACTGTTTGATGGTGCGCGTCGAGGATATGTACGCAGCCGCTGCAAGTGCAGGCCTGCTGGTGGACGCTGAAGTGGGTGGGCAGATCGTCGCGGTGGACTTCCGTTCGCCTGACGAAACGGTCCTCGACGGTTTTGCGCTCTCTGCAGATTACTCGATGCGCTTCCCACTATCCGGACTGCCCAATCTCGCGGCTGGCCACACGGTGACCATCGGCGGCGCTGTCTATCGGGTGCGTGATGTGCGCGCAATCGGTGACGGCTCCGAACGACGCGCTGATCTCTCGCTGCTTTAGGAACCCTCGGAATGAACTCAATCCGCGAGCGCCTCTTGCGGGAGGTATTGGCACGCCTGTCGGTTGCCATCGCGCCAGTCCCGGTGCTGCGGCATCCGACCGTGCCAGTCACGCGCGAAGCCAGTCCGGCGCTCCTGATGTTTGCCGAGGGCGACAGCATCACCGCGCACGCCAACAGCCTCGTCGACCGGATGCTGATCCTGCGTCTGACCGTCATCGCACGCGGTGACGACGGCTTCGATCAAGCAGATCGGACGCTGGTCGTCGCCCACGCCGCACTGCTCGCTGATCCCAATCTGGGCGGACTTGCCCTTGCGGTACGTGAGATCGACTGCGAGTGGGATGCCGAGGATGCCGATGCCGGGGCTGTTTCGCTGCCCGCCCGCTACGAAGTCCGCTACCGAACCCACGCCATTGATCTCACCAAAACAGGATGAACCCATGACCATTGAACTACTGAAATCCCACACCCACGCGGGCAAACGCCGCATTGCGGGTGACCGCCTTGAACTGCCGGAGGCCAGCGCCCGCTGGTTGATCGCGCAAGGCATCGCAAAACAAGTCGAAGGCGTAAGCGACGCCAAGCCCGCCCGCCGCGACCTCGCCACACCCGGCACCCCACTCATCAAAGGAGACTGATCATGGCTTACTTTTCTGGACAAGGCCGCGTGTTCGTCGGCAGCCGTGACATCAACGGCAACCCTGCAGGACTGACCTTCGTCGGTAACGTGCCCGAACTCAAGGTATCGCTGTCGGTGGACACCATCGAGCACCAGGAGGCCCAGTCGGGTCAGCGCCTGACCGACCTGCAGCTCATCAAGACCAAAAAAGGCGAATTCGCCTGCACGCTGGAAGAGCTGATCGCCATCAATCTGGAACTGGCGCTGTACGGCACCACGACCACGGTGACGCCCGGCACCGTGACTGGCGAGATTCTGCCCAATCCGGTCACGCCCGGCAGCCTGTATCCAACGGCATTTCAGAACGTGTCTGCTGTGCAGATCCAGGACTCGGATGCCACGCCTAAAACGCTGCCGACCGCCCAGTACAGCGTCAACCCGAAACACGGTTCGGTCGTGATTCTGGATGCGACCAGCGGCGGCCCCTACACCGAGCCATTCATCCTGGACTACGCCTATGGTGCGGCCAACGTCACGGCGATGTTCACCCAGCCCTTGCCCGAGCGCTGGATTCGCTTCGAGGGTCTCAACACCGCCGATGGCAACCGTGAAGTGGTAATTGACCTCTACCGCGTGGCCATCAATCCGGCCAAGGAGCTGTCGATCATCACCGACGAGCTGCTGAAGTTTGAGCTCTCCGGTCAGGTGCTGGCCGATCTCTCCAAGCCGGTCGGCGGTGATCTCGGCCAGTTCGGTCGCTTGGTGCTGCTGTGATGGACGGCTTCAAGACCTTTCCACCCGAGCCCGTTGTCGTGACGCTGTCGGGCACCGCACTGGAACTGACGCCGATCCGGCTGGGCGAACTGCCACGCTTTCTGGTGGTCGTGCGGCCGATGGCCGAGGAGCTCGTGGGCGACCCCGACTGGATTGCGCTGCTGGGGCGTCACGGCGAATCCGTGCTCGATCTGCTGGCGATCACCACGCGGCGTGAGCGCGCATGGGTCAATGACCTGTCGCTTGAGGACGCCGTGCTGCTGGCCGCCGCCGTGTTCGAGGTGAACGCGGATTTTTTCGTGGCGCACGTCGTCCCGGCGATTCAAGGCGCAGCCCAGCGGCTCGCACCGACGCTGCGCTCTCTGACGAAATCGGATGGGACGCCGCAGTCGCCCGCCTGATCCGGGCAGGTCACCGCATTGGTGACCTGATGGGCTACACGCTGGTGCAGGCGCAAGCCTTTCTGGATGCCGATGGGAGGCTGGAACGCCAGCGGCTCGCCCAACTGGTCGGTGTGGTCGCCGTGGCCGCACAGGGGGAGAAGCGCGGCATTGAACAACTGCAACGCGATCTGCTCAAGGACTGACCCATGCGCCTCTCACTCACCACCAGCGGCTTGCTCGACCCGCGCCAGTTGTCGGCGTGGAGTGCCGAGCGGCGGCGCGCCATTCACGCCGCCGTGGCCAAGGGTATGCAAACAGGCGGACGCGAGGTGCGCGACGCCGCACGCGCCGAGATGCGCAGCGCTTTCACGGTGAAGCGCAACAGCTTCGTGTCCTCAATGGGCGTCAAGGTGTTCGATAAGAAGTCCGAACAACTGCCCGCCTTGCGGGTGGGCAGCAAGATCCCTTGGCTGGGCCTGCATGAGAAAGGCGGCAGCGTGTCCGGCAACTTGCTGATCCCGTTGCTACCCGGACGGATCGGGCCAAAACGCTTTCGGCAGATCGTCGACAGTCTGATGCGCTCGGGCAATGCCTACTTCATCAAGAAGAACGGACGGGTGCTGCTGATGGCGGAAAACATCAAGGAAAACGGCTCCCAACTCACGCGATTCAAGCGTGCCGAGCGTGGGCGCACCGGTGCCAAGCAGATCAAACGTGGCCAGGAGATTCCCATTGCCGTGCTGGTCAAGCGCGTTGATCTCAAGCGCCGACTGAATCTGGTCGGTGGCGTACAGCGCGCCTTGCCCTCATTGGCGCAGGCGATTCAAAAAGAACTGGAAAAAGTCTGATGGCAAATAACCGCGCGCAAATTCTGATCAGTGCCGTCGACCAGACCAAGACCGCCTTCGACTCGATCAAGCGCGGCTTGGGTGGCCTCACCGACACCGCCAAAGGTGTCAACGGCGTGCTCGCCAACCTTGGCGTGGCCGCATCGGTCGCGGGCCTGACGGCGATGGTGAAATCAGCCATCGACACCGGCGACGCGCTGGATGAGATGTCGCAGCGTGTGGGCGTCAGCGTCGAAACCTTGTCGGTCTGGAAACCGGCGGCCGAACAGTCCGGCGTGTCCGGCGAGTCCTTTGAGAAGGGGCTGCGCAAGCTCTCCACCACGATGCTGGAGGCCGCGACTGGATCGGAGGACGCCGCCCGCAACTTCGCGGCGGTAGGCGTCGAATTCAAGAACCAAGACGGCACGTTGCGTGCGACCGATCAGGTCTTGCTTGATCTGGCCGAGCGTTTCAAAGCGATGCCCGATGGTGCGGAGAAAACCGCCTTGGCGGTGCAACTGTTCGGCAAGGCGGGGGCGGATCTGATCCCGTTCCTGAACCAAGGGCGCGACGGCATCAACGAACTCGCCGCCGAGATGCAGGCGCTCGGCGTGCAGATGAGCAGCGAAACGGCGGCGCAGGCTGGCAACTTCAACGACGCCCTCGACAAACTGCATCTGGCCACCAAGAGCATCGGCAATCAGATCATCGCTTCTTTGCTGCCTGCACTGAACGATATGGCGGGCGGTATGGTCGAGTCGGCCAAACAAGGCGGCACGCTGCGGACGATTCTGGATGGCGTGGTGCTGGTGCTCAAAACCCTGGCATTGGGTGCCGCCACCGTCGGCAAAGCCTTCATCGCTTTGGGCGAAGCGATTGGTGCAGGTGTCGCTGCCGCCGTCGAAGCGCTCAAGGGCAACACCGATGGGGCCAAGGCCATCATTGCCGATCTCAAGGGCAATCTGGTCAAACGGCTTGATGAACTGGCGTCGTTCCGCGACAGCCTGTTCGATCCCAAGCCCATCGAGGTTAAGGCACCGAAGATTCAGGCCGACCCAGAACTGCTGCAACGGCTGACCAAGCCCAAGACGGCCAAGGCAGCGCAGGACACCACCGCTGCACAAACCACGCTTATGAAGGCGCAACTCGACGCTGAATTCACCTTGCTCAAGGATGGCCTCACGCGGCAGCAAACTGCGCTGGATACCGCCCTCGAAGATCGGCTGATCTCAGCGCGCGGTTACTACGCGCAAAAAACGGCCCTCGAGCAGCGCGAGATTGATGCCGAGATCGCGCGCAAGCAAAGCGAACTGTCCCGCAGTCAGCAGATCGCCACCAGCGGCAAGACGGAGAACGACCGCCTGCGCGCCAAGGCCGAGGTGGCCAAGGTGGAAACCGATCTGATCACGCTCAACAACCGGCGCGCCGACATTGAGCAGGCCAATGCCCGCAAGGCGGCGCAGGCCGAACGTGAACTGACTGATGCACTGGCGCAGGCACGTGAAGAACTGGCGCAGATCACCGGCACGGCCACGGATGCCGACCGGCAAGCCGCCATCGAACGCGGCTACCGTGACCTCAAGGCGCGACTGTTGGCCGAGAACGACGCGCAAGGCGTCTCGCTGGTCGACCGACTCATCGACGTGAAGGCGGCGCAAGCCAACCTTTCGGCGCTGGAAGCGCAGTGGCGACAGGTCACCGAACGGATGCGCAATGCGCAGGAAGCGATCCAGACCCAGCAGCAGGCCGGGCTGCTGACCGAGTCGCAGGCGAGAACGCAGATCGTGGCGCTGCAACAGCAATCGGCCACCGAGATGGAGCGCCTGCTGCCGACGATGCAACAGGCCGCGCAGGCTATCGGCCCGGATGCGGTGATCCGCGTACAGGCCTGGGGCAATGAACTGGCACGCACCAAGCTCGTCGTTGATGAGATGGCCCCGCTTTGGAATCGCATCGGCGAAAGTTTCGGCGGTGCGCTCAACGGAATGATCACCGGCGCGCAGACATGGCGCAGCGCCATGTCCACACTCTTTCAGCAGGTCGCCGATGCCTTCCTGCAGCAGATCGTTATCCAGCCGTTCCAGCAGTGGATCGCGATGCAGGCCCGGATGCTGGCGCTCAAACTCGGCTTCATCCAGCAAGAACAGGTAGCAGACGCCGCCGCCGGTGCGGCAACGGTCGCACAGAAGTCTGCCGAGACCACCACCGTGGTATCGATGAACGCGGCCAAAGCAGGTTCGGGCGCTGCCGCCTCTCAGGCATCCATCCCCTATGTCGGCCCGGTGCTCGCCATTGCCGCAATGGTGGCGATGGTGGCTGCCGTGTCGGCGTTGTTGGGCGGCATCAAGAAGTTCGCTACCGGTGGTCTGGTCTCAGGCCCGGGTAGTGCAACGTCCGACTCGATCCCGGCGCGCCTGTCAGCAGGCGAATACATCGTGCGCGCCGCTGCTGTGCGTCAGGTCGGCGTGGCCTTCCTCGATTCGATCAATGGTCTGTCCGTTGGGCCAAGTTTTCGGGGTGGCGAGCTGGCCTTCGCTGCTGGCGGTTTGGTGCCCGAAGTGCGGGTGCCACCGGCACAGCCGCAGGTCAATCAATCGGTGCGCATCGTCAATGCCATTGACCCGGGCGTCACCCACGACCACCTGCAGTCGCCTGCCGGAGAAAAAGTCATCGTCAACATCATCGGGCGCAATTCGCGGGCCATCCGCGCGGCGCTGCAGGGCTAGTTTTCAGGGGAAAGTCTCATGGCATTACTGTTCATCGACGGATTCGATCACTACGACCCACAAGCCGTGGACGCCTTTGGCGATCCGTGGCTGGCGCGCGGCAAAGCGGCGTATCTCTCGCCGCAGGCCACCCGCATCAATGGTCGTCGCCCGTCCTCCTACGCGCTGCGTCTGCCGGAAGGATCGGGCGGCGGCTACGTCAAGAACCTCGACGCCACCAAAACCAGCCTGATAGTGGGCGCGGCCGTGCGGGTGGTGCCATTCCAAAACACAGGTGTCGAGCCGCTGCTGATCGGCGTGCGCGATGCCAATTCGCAGGTCGCCCACCTCGTCAAGATCGGTGAGGACGGACGGCTGAAACTCTACCGCTGGCAGTACGGCTACGACCAGCTGATCTCGACCTCGGTGGCCACGGCCCCGGCACGCGGCTGGCACTACGTCGAACTACAGGTTACGCAAGGCACCAGTAACGGGGTGCTGTCGGTACGCATCAACGGCATCCTGGCGATCCAGATGGCCGCGCAAAACACCATTCAAGGTGGTGGCCAACTGCTTACCGCCTTTGTCGGTGCGGTTCCCGGCCAGAGCTGTCCGCTGACGCTGGATGTTGATGACTTCTACATCGCCGACACCACGGGCACGATCAACAACACCTTTTTGGGTGATGTGCGCGTCGATGCCTTGCAAGCGCAGGCGGATGGCAGCTTGAACCAGTGGACAGCCAGTCCCGCCGGTATCGCCTCATGGGAGTCGGTCAGCGATGAGGACGAGTCCACCGCCATCAGCGCGCCAAGCGCTGGTTTGCGCCAGTCCTTCGACGTGATGCCTCTGCCGGTGATGGCCACGCCTGCCATCTACGGCGTGCAACTGACGATGCTCGCCCGCAAGACCGACGCCGGTCTGGGCAAGGTGAAAGGGCTCGTGGTGAGTGGCGCGCAGACGCTCACCAGTGCCGACATCATCTTGCAGGAACAGCTGGCGTGGCAAAGCACGTTGTTCGAGCGCAATCCCAATGGCAGCGTGCAGTGGACTGAGGCCGCCTTCAATGCAGCTGAGTTTGGGGTGGAGTCGGCATGACGGATCGCGTTGTCGACCGCGAAGTCGCGGAGGTTTCCAGCAAGCCTGCGCCCGGGGCCGCACTGCCAGTTTTCCAAGGTGAGGTGCTGTCTCGCGCATCGTTCGGGGCACGTGCAGTCATCCTGCAGGTGGAAACATCGACAGCGCCTCAGTCACCCAATTTGGCTGCTGTCTGGCTGGCCGAGTCACTGGCGCAGCCGTGGCCGCCCATTGATGCGCCGATTTTTCTGGTCGAGGTGCTGCGACGGGATACTGCCGCAAGCGGCATTGTCGCGACCGGCATGGATGCGTTTGGCGACCAGCCCTGGCCAACCGCCCAACGCGGCGTATTCGCCTTTCGCCACGATTGGATGGAGCCACTTGTGGAGCGACTCGAGTGGCAGACCAGCGTAGTGCGACTGGCCAGTGGCAACGAATCGCGTCAGGCGCTACGTCGCGTGCCCCGGAGATTGCTCTCGTACCGGATAGGAAACGCCCGTCAGACCGATGCACTTGTCGCCGACTGGTTGGCCGACCATTTTGGAAAACTCGCGCTGTGGCCACTGCCACAGTACGCCGTTCACTTGACCCAAGCTGCAGAACGTGGCGCGCTGGCTCTCGAAGTGACGGATGCTGACTGGCGGACTTTCGGGCCATCGTCTGCTGATTTGCGGCTGACTTACGGCGGCTTGCAGGGCTGGCAAGGCGAGGATCGCTGGGTGGTGATTTGCGCTACCGATGGCTGGCAAGTGTCGCAACTGACCGATGTCGAGAGTGATCTGTTGTGGCTAAGCGAACCACTCGCACGCGCCGTTGCTGCAGGGTCATCCGTGATGCCGCTGCTATGGGGAACCACTGCCGATCCGGCAGCATTGACCCAGTGGGTGCCGGGCATGGTCGGCGGCAGCGCTACGGCCAACATCGCGCCTGCAGAAACTCCGGACATGGATGCCGTCGACGACCCGTGGCTCGACGAGATCCCGGTCTGGCCGGATGGAAACTGGCGCGACGATCCCACGGCAAATGTGGCAGGCGTCATAGCGCGCCAGGATTTTTCTCCGGCAGATCCGTGGATTCGCCGAGACGACCCGTGGTCTGTGAGTACCTTTCAGCGGCGCTATCTGGCCAGCAACCTTGATGAGATCGAGGTTTGGCGTGGGCGGCTGTGGCGCACCCAAGGTCGGCTGGAAGCCTTCTGGCTGCCCGATGGTTTGGCTCCTGTGTTGTGGGTCACGAGCGAAGCTTCGCCTGACGATGGCTATCTGCGCGTCAGCGGTGACGACGTGTCGGCCTTCTGGCATCGACCCGCTGCCTGCGTGATTGCTCATCCGGACGGTTATCGGCAACACGCGCTGACCTCGACTTGCCATTTTGATCAAGGCGGCGTGCTGGTTTTGCGCTCCGGCATCGACGAGTTTGTGCCTGCGGGTAGCCGGGTGTTTCGCCTCGTGCGCTGCCGTCTCGACCACGACGCCATCGATTTGTACTGGCACAGCCCGCAGCTCATGGAAATCACGCTGACCGCGCGCCAGTTGCCTGAACCGCGTGGCAATGACCGAGAAACCTATGGGGAGTACGCCGCATGAGCAATCAGCCAATGATGGAAGTCGAGCTGTACGCTTTTAACAGTGCCAGCGGCCAGTTCCTGCTTACGCCGCATGAATTCGACGTCGACCTCGATGGCAATCTGTACGCGAGCCTGTCCATCGAACGCAACGAGCTGGCGCTGGGTGCCGAAGCGGCCAAGTCGGCGCTGGAGCTCAAACTGCCACCCGACTGCGATCTCGTGCGTCATCTGCTCGCTACCTCCCTGACCGGGGAAACCACCTCGATCACCTTGCGGATCGGACGGCGCGACACTTGGGGCGACTACTGGTGGCTGTCGGGCACGCGCTGGATGGGCCGGGTGCTGGGCGTCGAGATCGCAGAGGATGCTGCGCGTATTCGCTGCGAAAGCGCACAGGTCAGTCTGAAACGAATCGGCCTGCGTCGGCTTTACAGCCGCAAATGCTCGCACGTCCTGTATTCGAGCGCCTGCGGTGCATCGCAGATTTCAGCCAGCGCCTTCGTGGTCAACACCAATGGCCGCAACGTAGAACTCGACGGCGGTGTTCCAGCTGGCGTGAGTGGTGGCGTAGCCGGTGGCTGGCTGCAAACGCCGGAGGGCGCTCGCCACATGATCGTCAACGACTTCGGCAGCGGTGTGGAGTTGCTCTATCCCGTTGCCATCGAGCCGGGCACCGAGGTGCAACTGACGGTCGGCTGCGATCACAGCACATCCACCTGTGAGTCGCGCTTTGGCAACCTCGACAACTACGGCGGCTTCCCCGCCATTCCAAGCAAGAACCCGTTCTCTACGGGCGTTTTCTGAGGGCTGGCCATGTGGTATCTCGTCGTCATCATCGTCGCTGCGCTCGTTTCTGTCGCGCTCGCGCCCAAACCACCCGAGCCTAAACCGGCGTCGCTTTCCGACATCGATGCCCCCACTGCAGAAGAAGGGCGACCGATTCCCGTTGTATTCGGAACGGTGCTGCTACGCGGAGCCAACGTCGTCTGGTATGGCGATCTGGAAGCCGACCCGATCAAGAAGAAAGGCGGCAAGAAATGAGCACTGAAACTGTCATCACCATCGATCACGTGCGTGCCGTCGGCCTTTGCGTGAACGGCACGCGCACGTGGTTCGCGCGTCACGATCTGGATTTCCGGGGGTTCCTGCGGGACGGGCTCGATGCTGACACCTTGCTGGCCACCGGCGATGCAATGGCAAGGCGCGTGGTGGATTTCGCACAAGCGCACGCTCGCCAGCAACGTATCCAGCGGGAGCAAGACTGATGGGTGGCAGCAGCAAATCCCAGACAGTCGGCTACCGCTACCGCATGGGGCTGCATCTGGCTTTATGTCAGGGGCCGGTCGATGCCGTGCAGGAAATCCAGATGGGTGACCGTACCGCGTGGGGCGATGCTGACCGAGGCATCCTGTCCAGCGGGCACGGTCTGACCAGCATCAGCATCAACAAGCCCGATCTTTTTGGGGGCGATTCACACGAGGGCGGCGTGGTTGGAAATATCGACGTGCTCGCAGGTGGTGCGGGCCAAGGGCGCAACGACTACCTGATGAGCCGACTGGGCAGCGCCATCCCGGCATTCCGGGGTGTGCTGTCGTTGGTGGCCCGCAAGATTTTGTTCGCGGCCAATAACCCGTACATCAAACCGTGGGCCGTGCGCGTGCGCCGTTTTACTGCGGGCTGGCATGGTCAAGCGTGGATGGAGTGGAACGCCGAGGTGCGTGTCTGGGATGACGACGACGGCCAGGAGATCAGCGTGGGCATGAACCCGGCCCACATCTTGGTGCAGTGCCTCACCGACCCGCACTGGGGCATGGGCTATCCGCAAGACTCCATAGGTTGGAGTTTTTGGAACGCGGCGTCGGCACTGTCGAGCGAAGGCTTCGGCCTCAATCTGGTCTGGACCCGCCAGCAGTCCATCGAGAGCTTCATCGGTCAGGTAATCGACCACATCGGCGGCATCCTCTACACCGATCCCGAGCAAGGCACCTTCGAGCTCAAGTTGCTGCGCGACGATTACTGGATCGATAGCCTACCGAAGTTGGGCCCCGACGAGATCGTGCGTCTCGAACGCTTTGAACGTGCCCAATGGGGCGAGCTGCCCAACGAATTGACCGTGATCTACTCGGACTGGCAAACCGGCGGGGACACCACCGTCACGGTGGAGAATCTCGCCGCTATTCAGTTGCAGGGCGGCGTGATCAATCAGCGCCGTGACTATCCTGGCGTCAACTACGGGCCACTGGCCGCGCGGCTGGCTTTGCGCGATCTGCGGGCCTTGGGCTCCCCATTGGCCCGACTCAGTCTGACGGTGGCGCGCGAAACACTGGAGCGCCCACCGCTGCCGGGCGATGTATTTCTGCTGAACTGGCCTCGCTTGAGCATCGATCAGATGGTGGTGCGCGTGACTGGCATCGACACCGGCAAGCTGGGCGCTGCCGAGTGGCGTATCGAGGCCATCGAGGACGTTTTCGGCATGAGCAACACTGTGCTGTCGTCACCGCCGCCACGCATCGAGGAACCCACCATTGAGCCGCTACCGCCAGCGTTGGTACTCGCCGTCGAAATTCCGTACTGGGAACTGGCGCGGAGGATGTCGCGTGCGGATCTGGCCTATCTGACCGACACGGACACCTATCTCGGCGCACTGGCGGCGGCAGGCGGCACCGGGCAACTGAACTGGCAACTGGCCACCGGGGTTTCGAGCGGTGACATCGCCGCCGTCGTGGGCGAGGACTATGCGCCGTTGCTGACGCTCGACGCGGCCTTGTCTGCGACCGAATCCGATGTGGTAGCAGTGCCGGTGACCGCCGTCAGCCAACCAGAGCGACTTGCCGTTGGCGACTACGCCTATCTGGTGGATGCCAGCGGAGCACTGATTGAGGCCGTGGCAATCCTGGCCTTCGACACGGGCAATGCGACCATTGATTTGGCGCGAGGCGTACTCGACACCACACCTCAGTCCCACGCGCTTGGAACACGCCTGATTGGCGTCGGTGATTGGCTGGCATCGGAGAGCGCCGAGCGCGCGCCCGGTGAGTCGGTGTTCGTGGGAGCGATTCCGCGCACGTCGACCAATCAAGGCGATTCGGTTCTGGCCAGCAATGGTCAACCGCTCGCGCTGGTCGGTCGGCAGGCGTTACCGTATCCACCCGGTCGCATCCGAATCAGTGGCGACATTGATCCGGCAACGGTTTCGGGCGACATCACCTTGGCGTGGGCTCATCGCGACCGCACGCAGCAAACCGCCTATCTCGTGCAGCAAGACGAGGGCGATATCGGGCCGGAGTTGGGCGTGAGCTACACCGTGCGCATCCGCAATCGGGTCGGCAGCGCGGTGCACACCGAAACAAGTCTGATCGGCACCACCTTCATCTGGAGCACAGCGGTTGCCGCCGCTGAAGCCGGTGCGCTGGGCGACCGCATCACGGTGGAGATCAACGCCGAACGCGATGGTTTGAGCAGCTGGCAGCCACAGGTGCGCATCATGGATCGGACAGGTTACGGCCTGCGCTGGGGCCAGTATTGGGGAGGTGTTTGATGGAGCCGCGCATCGATGTTCATCTGCTCACCTTGAATGAACCTGCCGAATGGCGCGAGACCTGCATCGCCAGTCTAGAAGGAGCACCGATCCAGTTGCACGTGCTGCCGGGCATCCCGGGCCGCATCGGTGAGGCACGCGCGGTGGGTTATGCGCAAGGCACGTTGCCGCTGGTGTCCTTCGTTGATCCCGATGATCTGTACGAAGCCAGCGCTTTTACGCAGTTGGCCGATGCGCTGGATGCCTGCCCGCAAGCCGTGATGGCCTACACCGACGAGGCCCTGACGGACGAGGCTGGCCGGGACATCGCCGTGCGGCGTCTGGCCTACAGCCGCTGGCAGCACGCCAACAGTGCCAGCCACATTCACGGTTTGATCGTGATGCGGCGTTCCGCTGTGGAATCTGTGATCAAGGAAACCACGGACATCCACAACTTTGCCGATTGGATGCTGACGCTGCTCGTCGCCAAAAGCTGCGGCGTGCTGCACCTGCCCATCGTCGGGCGTCATTGGCGGCAGCACCCGCAACAAAGTCACCGAACTGGCGATCCGGATGCTGTCCCGCGCATTCGCCAAGCATTGAATCTCTGGAGATAAACCATGTCATCAACCGACCCGAATCTTGGACTCAACTACGGCTGGACGCTTGGCGAGAGCGGCTGGGATACCGGCATGGACGCCAACCTGAAGCGCCTCGGCGCAGTGGTGGGCCTGTCCGTGAAAGACCGTGACCTGACTGCACCACCTGCCAGCCCGGCCAACGGCGACCGCTACCTTGTTCCCGCAGCCGCCACCGGGGCGTGGGTCGGAAAGACCAACCAGATCGCCGCGCGCATTGCCGACGTCTGGGAATTCCACGTACCCAAGATCGGCTGGCTTTGCTACATCGAGGACGAGGCCAAGCTCTCGGCCTTCAAGGCCACCGGCTGGAGCGCCGGTATCGCCATCTGAGTCGCCAATTTTCACCCCTGAAACCCGCCCACGAGGCGGGTTTCGCATTTCTGGAGAACGCAAATGAACGCACCCACTGTGACTGAGGGCATGGTCACCATGCCCAAGGACGAATTTGAAGAATTGCTGGAACGTGTTGCCGAGCGCGGCGCGCGTGCGGCGCTGTCCGATGTCGGGCTCGACGGCGAAAACGCCGCGAACGACATTCGCGAGCTGCGCGGCTTGCTGGAGGCCTTCAATACCGCCAAGCACACCGCGTGGCAGACGGTGATCAAGCTGGTCACCACGAGTTTCCTGCTGGCGCTGGTTGCGGGCGCGCTCATCAAGCTCAAGGTGTTCGGAGGTGCCCAATGATCGAAACATTACTTGGCGGCCTGCTGGGTGGCGCATTCCGGCTCGCGCCGGAATTTCTCAAGTGGCTCGACCGCAAGGGTGAACGTGGCCACGAGCTGGCGATGCAGGACAAGGCGCTGGAATTCGAGAAGATTCGCGGTGCGCAACGAATGGACGAGATCGGCGCAGGCGCTGATGCCGCGTGGAACGTCGGTGCCATCGAAACCCTGCGCGATGCCGTGCGCACCCAAGGTGAGAAAACCGGCGTGCGCTGGGCCGATGCGCTCTCAAGCAGTGTGCGGCCCGTGATCACCTACTGGTTCATGGCGCTGTACTGCGCTGCCAAAACCGCTGCGTTTGTGGCTGCCGTGACCGCTGGCGCTGGTTATGGCGTGGCAATCCTGCACGCGTGGACGGAGGCCGACCAAGCCTTATGGGCCGGGGTGCTGAATTTCTGGTTCCTGGGGCGCGTGTTCGACCGGGTGCGGTCGTGATGGTGCCGCAGTCTGCAATCGAACTCGCCAAGCGCTTCGAGGGCTTTGAAAAGCGAGTGAAGCGCGGGACGGAGATTGCCGCCGTCCCCTACGTGTGCCCGGCAGGATTCTGGACGATCGGCTACGGCCACCTTTGTGCGCAGGATCACCCGCCAATCACTCTGGACGAGGCCGAAGCCTATCTGGCACAAGACCTCGTGAAAGCATTGAGCGCCACGTTGCGGTACTGCCCGGTGCTGGCCACCGAGTCAGAAGGACGGCTCGCTGCCATCGTTGACTTCACGTTCAACCTTGGCGCGGGTCGGCTACAGACCTCAACGCTCAGACGGCGGATCAATCAACAGGACTGGCCAAACGTCGCTCAGGAATTGCGCAGATGGATTTATGGCGGCGGAAAGACGCTACCAGGACTCATTGCACGGCGCGAAGCAGAGGTAAGCCTGCTTTCTCTCAAAAAATCCTTCAACGCTTAGATGGATTCGCGCAGTGCCACGAACTGGTTACTGGGTCCTTCCGTTCGTAGCACCAAATCATCGCTGCTGGATACCGCATAGGTCAGCGGGCCTGTGAAATTAAACGGAAAAAGGATGGGCAACGATTGAAGTGACGTCACGGAGATCGATTTGCCAGTACTGCGCAAGGCGGCTTCTACCAGCCATGCGGTCAGAGGACCGTTGTCGATCGCCGTGGATGCGAGCCGAACGACCCGTTTTCCTTTTTCAACACGCTCGACAAAACCCCAGCTTCCCTGAGTCTGGATGACCATATTGGTCATGCGCCGGGTGCCTTCGCGCTCACCATAAATTTCACTCATACGCCGGTGTACTTCTGCCGAAGCACAGTCACCTTGAATGGATGACAGGCGGCCTAAAAACTCTGCCACCTTCCCAAAAAATGGATAACAAGCGATCGCCATACCCCAGCAAAGCGCCGCAATGGGAGTGTCCGGTTGATTCTTGTAAAGGCTTACCGCCCGGTCGGAAAAATCCGTCAATTCGGCGCGTGGCTCCAGCCACAGGCGGTTCAAGACGGTTCGCGTTTTCTTTCTGGCTTCTACGCCAAGCTCGGCAGTATCGAGCAGTGCATTCAGATCATCTAGTCCAGCTGTGCCCGCACGAACCCGCAGTGCCGCAGCCGCCCAATCAAGCTGAATGAACCGATCGAACCCGATTTGTGGGGCTGATGTATTCATTCGTTTCCAATCACATATTTCACTTTCACAAACGGGACGATCAGCTCTTCTACCGAGATGCCGCCGTGGACAACCACTTGCTCGCCATCGGTAACAAAAGCCGTTCGCCCACCTGCGAATAGGGGCATGAAGTTTGCCGGTAGTCCAGCGATATCCAACTTAACCGTATTGGAATACGTGGCCACGGAATCGGCCAGCAACGATTCGCTGCGATACACGCGCACACGCTCACCACGGGTCTCTGGGATATCTCCTTGCGTCGGACGCCCCATACCTACCGCTTCAACGTTTCCGTGGTCTGCCGTCAGATAAATGTGGAATCCCTTATCCAGCAACATGGCAAACAAGCGCTCAACAAAACCCGTCTTTAACCAATTCGAAATCCACAAGGCCACGTCTTGCTTCGATCGTTCTTTATGGATGCGATCATCGACTTCATCGATCACCAAACCCACAATCGTGGGGCGACGCTCCTCGAGTGCGGCTTCCAGCGCATCCAGTTGCTCGACATTGCGCAGCGAACGCTGATACATGATCGCACCTGGCCTAACGCCTTGTTCCTGCCAGTAAGCCTTCCACAGGTACTCTTCCTTGTTGGTATGCCCAATCGACTCTTCAAACTCACGCGGCTTGCGGCCAGAGAAAATGGCTTGCCGCGAGACGGATGTCACCGTTGGTAACCAAGCGAACGAGGTGCCCTCATCGAAAGCAAATCGCTTCGTTGTCTCAACCAGACGCTCACGAATTTGCACCCATTGATCCAAGGCCAGTCCGTCGAATACCAATAGTGCGATCTTTTCGGCTCCGATCACTTTCCGGCGCGAGCTAAGGTAATCGGGAATCCGATGCACCATCACCGGGCCATTGTGGAAGGAGAGCGTACTCAAGTCCGCATAGTGCTTGGCCGCAATCCATGCTTGCAAGTGTTGATCCGATTGATCCTGCAGCGTCTCAACGAGGCTTTGCACCGCAGTCATAACATTCGCGCTGTAAATGTCTTGATGTGCATTACCAAGGTCATGCACGCGAGCAAGTATCTCGCCGTATTGCTGGGCGAATTCACTCCAAGCCTTATGCGTATCCGCCGAAGTTGGAATGGACTCAATCAGCTTCGCGATACCCTTTTTCACCAACGCACTGCGTGCTGCCGGGTCTTGCACAATTCCGGCCTTGATCCAACTGGGCACACCGGCAGGGACGCTCTGAACAGCCAGCGGATGCAACGACCCATTCAGAAACATGGAATCGACAATGGACTGCACATCCGAGTGGTCGAATGGGATGTCGATCTTTTCGATGTAGTCGGGTGACGCTGGCTCGCCGATGCGCGAACCATCCATTCCCAAATTCGACAAGTAACGGTGCCATGAATCCTGAACCACTCGCAGCAAGGCACTTCGTGAAGCAAGCCAAGTCGCCACGGGCTGCTCTGCAAACAGTCCCTTACTTTTGATGATGCCAGCCGCGTGCTGGGCAAACATCAACGGCAAGGAACGATTGGCGAAATGCATACGCAAAACATCACGCCAGAAATCGCTCTCGGTCCGAATGCTGGATCGTGGGGCGAGTTGATAAACCCGCTCCAGGATGAAGTCCTTGGACTCGTTTTCACCACGCACGCCCTGCAACTCCGTGTCATGCGCGTCCAGCAATGCTGCCAAATGCTCTGGTTCAACCTGCTTGACTACGTTGTACGCCAAGCGAGGAAACAACTGCGCCAAGCCAAGGCTGACCACGCGGCCATAGTGACCAATGTCCCAAGGAAGCTCGCTCGCATCTGCGCCGCGCCAGTGCACGATCAAGGATGCTGTCGGGCCGGACTCCCCTCGGTCCCATGCAGTGCGGTAGCGCTCCTCGAACTCAGTACGAAACACAAAAGGATCTTCGTACAACATCAACTCGAAGCCACGGCTGCGCAACGCTGCCAGCAGGCGCTCATCCAGCAACACGTCGTCCGGATCGCAGGCCACCCAAAGGCGATCTAGGTCGGCCGTAAAGCGGTTGAGAATTCGTTCGATCCACTGACTCATGCGGGGCGTTTCTCCATATCGACGTCACCGGGCGACACATCGCCAGAGACGCGCACCATCATCACGGCATTCAAATCTGGCACGCTGGCCTCGGCGTCTGCCAGCGAGGCTAACCGCGCCTCATGGTCTTTTTGCAGCCGCTTGCGGCGATGTTCCCGTACTGCAGGTAAACCGATACGTCCGATGGCCTGCTGCCGCGCCTCAAAGGCATAGACAGCGCGTTCGCGATCTTCCTGTAGTCGAGTCCGATGCGCGTCAAGCAATTCGGTAAAGAGGCGTTCGCCCTGTGTCTTTGCGGCCACCAATGCCGCTTCAAACCATTTCGCTGCATCCTCGGCCCCGCTCACGCCGTGAACGTCCACCGTTTCTGTCAGCAGCAAATCCCACACACGCTTGGCCGTGGGTATAAAAGCGCGACCATCTTCATTGGTGAAGACAGGTAGATAACGCTTGCGGCTCAAGCCGTCGGCTGCAAGGCTGATCTCCCACAACGACCAGATCCCTCGAACCGAATCCGGCAGGCCTGTCACGCTGATCACAGGTAATGGCTGGCCCGTCACAAATCGTGGCAATTCACTGATGACTGCTCGGGCCCTCGGATCTTCCAGGGTCACCCACTCAATTTCGGGGTTCTCGTCAGCAGTGCGCGCGTCAAAACATACCTGTGCCGACTCGCTGCCGTCAGCCCATTTCACGCGCCAAGCCTTGCCGGATTTAGTCGCTGAGCCACCGCGTGCGGTCAACCCTGCCGTAATGGCCCGCTCCAGCCAGAACTGCGCCGGGTGGTCACGCCATTTGCGGGCGTCCTCAGCTTCGAGCTCGTGCGCGTCCGAGAGCAGGTCACTGTTCTTCCTCGACTCTGCCAAAGTCTCGCGCAGCTGCTCCACCACCGCGTCGCACTTCTGTTCGATCGCCTCCGGGTTTTGCAGCCCCTGCACGAACAGCTCATCAAACAAGGGCTCTGCCTCGGCGGAATCCATCACGTCGGATGCTTTGTCGACGCCGAACTGCTGCGCGATGACTTCCAGCTTTTCCTCCAGCACCTGGCGCACGCGGTGCTCCACGGTGTCTTCGAGGACGAAGTTGATGGCACGCACCACATGCTTCTGGCCGATACGATCCACGCGGCCAATACGCTGTTCAATGCGCATCGGGTTCCACGGCATGTCGAAATTGACGATCACGTGGCAGAACTGCAGGTTCAATCCTTCACCACCAGCATCGGTGGAAATCAGCACGCGCACCTCTTGTGAGAATACTTTCTGTGCCTGCGTGCGGGCATCCAGATCCATACTGCCGTTGAGCGTGGTCACCGAGAAACCACGGCTTTCCAGATGCTTGGCCAGCATGGCTTGCGTTGGCACAAACTCCGTGAATATCAGCACCTTCAACGCAGGATCGTTTTCCTCCTGCTGCAGTTTGTAGATCAGCTCCAGCAAGGCCTCTGCCTTGGCGTCAGTGCCCGAGGCTTCGGTCTCGCGTGCCAGAGCGAGCAGCATTTCCACTTCTGATTTTTCCAGTTCCCATCCGGTGGCCTGCATGGCCAAATCCACCTGCGATTGGCCATCTAGGTCTGCCCAATCGTCGTCGCTGGTGTTCTCAAACAGCGATGCCTGCGGCTGCGGCTCCTCGAGCAGTGCCATTCTTTTTTCTAGCGTCGTGCGAATGGCGGCGGTGCTGGATGTCACCAAGCGCTGCATCAGAATCATCAGGAATCCAATGTGGCGCTGCTTGGCTGCCATAGCTTGGTTGTAGCCGTGCCGCACATAATCGGTCACTGCCTCGTACAAACGATGCTGCGCGTTATGGCGTGCCTGCCAAGCCACCGCTTGCAAACGGGTAACACGCGGCTTGAACAATGGCAGGCCTTCGGCGTTGATCGACAGCCGCTTCTCCGTGCGGATCACAAACGGGCGCACCCGGTCACGGTTGACGCTGTTCTCGTCCGGGAATGCTTCACGGTCGAGCAACTGCATCAAGCGCAGGAACTGGTCGGTCTTGCCCTGATGTGGTGTGGCTGACAGCAGCAGGATGTAGGGCGACGCCTCGGCCAGCGCCGCACCCAACTTGTAGCGCGCCACCTGTTCGGTGCTGCCACCCATGCGATGTGCCTCATCGATGATCACCAGATCCCAGGATGCCGAGATCAGATCCTCAAAGCGCTCGCGGTTGTAATTGTTCAGTTGCTCCAGACTCCAACCACGCCGACTTTCCATGGGCTTGACCGAATCCAGCGAGCAGATCACCTGATCGTGCACGCGCCAGAGGTTTTCTTCGTCATTGCGCCACTGGCGGAAAGCGGCCAATTCAGCGGGTTCGATGAACTGCAATGTCTCGCCAAAGTGCAGCCGCATTTCAGCCTGCCATTGGCGCACCAGCCCCTTGGGCGCTACCACCAACACACGCTTCACCCGCCCGCGCAGCTTCAACTCCCGCAGCACCAGACCCGCTTCAATGGTCTTGCCCAAGCCAACCTCATCCGCCAACAGGTAGCGGATGCGATCCCGGCTGATGGCGCGGTTGAGTGCGTACAACTGGTGCGGCAGCGGCACCACGCTGGACTGGATTGGCGCAAGCAGCAGGTTGTCTGTTGACGCCGACCGAAAACTGACCCACTACAGCTAGTTCTGCCGATCCAAAATTGACCCAGGTGCTTTACTTATTCTGCTTAACTCTTGAGCAGAGGATAAAAGGTGATCACCATGGAAATGATG